TATAATTTGCATTATCTCCGCCGCCGCCGCCAAACATTGAATCAAACAAACCCATACCGCTCTCCTAATCAATTACTGTAATAATGCGCTAACTGTAGCGCATGGTCAACTGAACCACCACGGGCATGATGGGTTGCACTAACTTGGCCTTCAGGTGGGCCGTATGATTGTGGATTTAATTCAGCATTTGCTGTTAAACCATAACCAACTTTAGTTCCCGCTTTTTCCGTTTTTGCAAGACCATGAGCTATTGTTTCAACTTTAGGATGGCTTGTTCCTATTGGAAAATGTTTAATTTCTTTAGCGGGAGCTATAAGTTTTTGTACAACTGGAACAGATTCAATGCCAATTTCCGCTGCTTTAGTTCCTAATTTTAATGTATCGGAAATTGGAGAAAGAATTGCTGTAGCTAATGCTAAATCATGCACCATTGGGTCTACTTGGTGGCTTTGCAAACCTTGTTCTTTAAAAAATTCATTCCACCAATCAATGCCTAATGTTGGTCTTGAAAGAAGTTCTCCTTTAGCAGCTTCAGGCAAATTTGCAAATACGCCATGCGCGACTTCAGGCAATGCACCCAAATGTTGAGCCGCAACTTCTGTTGCATAATCTCCAGCGTGTGTCGCAGCTATGCCGGGAGCATCTTGTGTTCCTTGAAGAGCAGCCATAAGTGCTTTGCTTATGTAATCTGCGGCTATTCCTTGCCCAGTTCCACCGCCGTTATCATACCCTACACGACCGCCTTGGTTAAATTTATAATTAGCCCTGTTGCCGTAAGTTGGATTTTTTGCAAAAACCAATGGGCCTATCTGAAGGACTTCTTCCGCACTTGTAACAGGCTTCATGCCTTCACGGGTATAAAAGAAAGAATGCCGTGTTGGGTCCATACCAATTTGAACCCATTGCGGATCATTAAAGTACTGTTGAGCTTTAGCATATGCTTCTTCAGGCGTTACAGACTTGTATTTGCCGCTCATAGTTGCATATGGGGCTTTGCTGCCTCCTTTTGCTGTTTTCATTGATCCTGTTTTGGATACATCAAATTCAACATTAGTTGCCGCGCTTACGCTGCTATAGGTAGTAGGGTTTTTCCCGTCGCCAGACCTTCCATCATGGATAGCATTAACCCATGTGCTATAATATTCATAAGCAGGAATATCCAATCGTAGTTTAACGGGGTCACCTTCTTTGTAATATTGATCCGTTAAACCATATTTTTCTTTTTTGTCTTTGTTTAAAGCATTGATAGCCTGTTCTGGTGTTGCAGGTACAGGAATTCTATCCATTGAGTATGGCTCAACAGGTTTTCTTTCATTAACTAACGCATCCCATTGCTCAGGGGTAATCTCGTTATTTGTTAATTTTAATACGTTATCTTCTAAAACTTTATCGCGAGCCATAATATCTTTGTGAGGCATATCAATACGAGAATTAAGTGTTTTACTTTGAGACGTAACCATTCTTGGTGTTTGAATTGTAGAATATTCACTGTTTGTAGATGGCATATTAGCTAAAAAACGAGACAATGTAGCAGGATCATCTGATGCTACATAGCCTTTGAAATTTCCACTATCCCAAAATTGTGTAACAACTTTAAAATTCTTTTTTAATTCATTTTCAATATGTCCGGGAGAAACTTGCAAATCATGCATTCCAACAACGGCTGCTTCTTTTGCTTTTTCTCCTTCAACAAATTCATCTTCTTTCCCGCTTAGAATAGCTTGGCGTTTTCTTTCAATATCTTCACGGGTAAAAAATTGCTCTTTGTAAGCATCTTTTTTAACTTCATTTGCCAAAAATTCTTCTAAATTTAAGCCGTCGCCGTGAATAAATTTTTCTTCTAAAATTAAAATACCATTAGGTTCCATAAGTTCTTTTGCGCGTTGTATTTGAGCAGAACGATTGTTGTTCATAAATTGAAAAACCATTGCTTCATGGACAACATTAAATTTTCTATCAGGGGCGTAATAAGGAATGTCTATATTTGCGTGTGGATTATCCCTATCAACACCGTTTTTGTCTTTAAGAATAGCGTCTTCTGTCCAAGCTACTTTACCTTCATCATCAGCATGACCATAAGCACCAAGGTAGTATTCTGAACCGGGAACTTGAGAAATATTGTTAAATGACGCTTGCATTGACGGGTTAGGGTCTAATGCAACTGTTTTAATTTTTCCGTTGCTTAATTGGGTAATTGTCTTTGCCAAAGCTCCTTCAGACGCGCCAATATCAAGCATATTAGCACCTTCCCCAAAAGTTTTTACAATTGAATTTCCAACGGACTGTTGTATTTCTCTAAAAGCGGGAATTGATGAACCAATATGGTCATCAAAATTTCCAATGTGTTTTAAATACTCTTCTGAAAACGGTTTGATTTTTGAAATATCAAACGCAGGTTTATAACCAACCATTGTTGTTGGTTTGCCAGTAAGTCCAGAAGTAATATTTGCAAAAAACCCGGTAAAGTTCCGCCCTGAACCAACATCTTTTGTCAGAACATCGGATGAATTTTGTTAAAAGCTCCCGCATTTCCTTCAATGTAATTTTGCGCGGTGGCACGTTGGTCAATTTGGCGCGATACCTCTTCTGGTGATCCTTGTAGTCCTTGTTGATCAATTGTTGAAGTTCCTTGTCGCTTGGTTCTGTCTTCTGCGGACTCAAGTTCCTGTCGGAATTGCTCCTGATATTTTTCCCGTAAATTATTGAGATCGCTTGTGGAATCTCGTCCAAGGAGGTTGCTGGCGGCAGTAATGTAACTTTGCCCACTGGGGTCACCTTTCCAATCATGTTGTGCTTTGTAAATTTCTGCCTCATGCACCTGAGCAGAAACATCATATCCTATATTGTTTAATTCTTTTTGTATCGGCCCTTCAATTGCGGAAGTCAATGTTTCTGCTAATTTTGCTCCACCACGATCAATTAAAACACGGATACCAATTCTTCCATCTGGTGTAGAAATTGGCTGATATCCAACAAAAAGAGGTTTCTTTTTATCGGGGTCTGCTTTTTGAATGCGGCTCCAAAAATCAGCAAGCTGCGTATTATCGCGTAGATTTGTTGTGCCATTTTCAAGAAAATCAATAGCAAAACTGCTTGGGTTTTGTGTTAAAGGTTTTACTGAATTTGACCAAACTTCAGACTGTTGCAAAATATGCCCAAGGATATTTGCACCCATTTGAGCAGCTTGTGGAGTTGCATAAACCTGCCCAACGCTGGATGGGTTAATATCCATATTCCAACCGCCCGATCCATGAGCGATAGACCTTAAATCAATACCAACGAGGTTTGACACATCCTCCAGAGCTTTATTGGTAATGTTTTGAGTAATTGTTTCTTTTTCTGGCAAAGACAAAACACTAAATCTGTTGTTATATAAAGTATGAATAGGCGACCCCTCTCCGGGCGCAGCTTCCATAGAAATTCTACGGAGGTTTCTTTCAAACCCGCTTACAACATCTTCTGCTTTATCCGCTGTTAAACGTGTCATCCCCATCCAGCCAACAGCCTGAACTTCTAATGGCGTCCAATCATTTCTGCCTTTCCAAGTAATAGAATTTAAATAATTTGTTATTTCATGCCCAAATTCTGAACGATTTTCATATTTTTGAGGTGAAATTGCATCACTAAAATCAAGTTTTAAATTTTTCAAATCTTCCGTGTTGTATCCTAATTTAGTTAAATGGTTGATTAATTTTTGATCAACCAATCCTGTGTCTCTTGCAGTGTGAACATCAACGACAAAAGGCGACCCGCCATCAGGATGATTTGCCATCCATGATCTGACGGGTTTATTTTCCGCAGAATCAACAAAATCAGAAATTTTTTGCCCAACGCCGTATTCAATAGGTTCATCTTTAAGAACCTGACGGATAGCATATGTTGGGTTAGGCATACCTCCACCAGTCATTTCTGCTTCTGGTATTTTTCTAGCAAATTGTTCAGCTTGTAAAAACACATTTTTTAATGAACCAGCAACATCAACATTTTGCTGCCCTACAAGCCAAGCCTTCATATATTTATTTGTTTTTTCAGAATCACCACCTGTGTAATTGTTAAAGATACTTCTTATTTTTCCATACCACGTTGACGCTTCTTGAATTTCATTATCATTCATCATGCTTTCAGCACGATTTACCCAATCTTGTGGTGTAATTTTGCCCACCGTGAAATCAGGCTTTCCTGCAATTGGGTTGCCTTCCGCATCTCTTGGAGCGCGGATAATTCTTCTTTCATTCAAAGGATCGCCAACAGAACTGGTTTGAGCTTTTTCTCCCAAAGCAAGTGCTGGTTCTTTACGTGATAATTTAAGTCTTAACCGTTCAAGTGCTTCATCTTCAGGGTAAACCAACCCGGTTCCCTGATTATTTGCCCTAATAGCATCAGCATCTGCTTTAGGCGTCTCAGCTAACAAATCTACTGCTTGCGATGCTGAAGAACCTTTTGGAACAACTGGAGGAGACAATGGGCCTATTGGCTGATTGTAAGCAGGTGTAGGCAAAGGTGCAGTTTTTTGCGCTGTTTCTAAAGCTAACTGTTCTGGGGTTTTTAAATCAGACGCTTGATTTGCTACCTGCAAAGCAGTTTCTATCGCTTTAGATTTAGCCGGAATAGTAGCCATTGCTAATGTAGGGATAGCTGCCGCAAGCCCCGCCTTCACATAAGCCGTTGGAGAAAACGGGTCTATTAAATTAGCAACTATGTCTGCTCTTTGGGCAAATGGTTCACCAAAAACTTTTTTAGCCGGATTAGTTACTAAATTTGTAACTGCGCCTGTAAAAGGGGAAACTAGATACCCAAGAGAACCAAGAGCATACTCACCACCACCTACAACTTGATTGAAAGGGTTACCAGATTCCCCCATTTTATTAATGCCTTGCTTTGCATATGCACTTGATTCTCGTGCTGCTTTTGCAACGTCATCAAAATATTCCATTGGTTGAGGCAAATTTTCTAAAGCACTGCTCATATCGGCCTGAGCGTTTCTGCCACCTGTTGCTGTAGAATAAGCACGACCCATCATGCCCGGTTGGACGGGTTGGACAGGTTGGACGGGTTCACCAGTGGCTGAAGGCATCGGTCTATACCGTTGCGCCTCATTCATCACTTGGCCTTGATTGCTTATGTTAATCGTAGGAGCAAACCTACGCTCGTCTGCTGCCTGTTGATCTCGGAATGCTTGTATGCGTTGTGCTTCTCTAGCTGCTTCTGATGGTTGTGCTAAACGCAGGGCATTTGCAATATCCTGATCATAATCTTCCATAGCAACCTCTTACTTAACAATGCCATCTGGATTTGGTGTAAACGGTTCTTCATTTCCTTCAAGACGAGTAAGCATATCAGGTTTAATGATCCCGTCCATGATGCCCATCGATTCAGGTTTTTCTGCAATAGTTTCAGCTAGTTTCACTGTAGCGATTCTCTCACGGCTTTCCCTGTCGCGCTTACGGTTCATGGCGTCCAACTGTGCATCAATAGAACGCTGTTTGATCTCAGCCAGCTTTACTTCATTTGCAGCCTGTTCCATCTGCACCTTTGCCGGGTCCATTGGTACACCAACGCCGCCGCTTTGAACTTCAGCAATCTTGGCTTGAGCCGTAATCATTTTAGCTTGAGCTTCCGCCATCTTTGCCATTTCCTCTGGAGGAGGAGGAGTCTGCTCTGCTTGATCACGCAACAGGCTTGTAGGATTAGACCAGCCAAGGGCAATCAAGGCTTCTTTATTGACAGCTTCAATGTTGTAAAGCTGTGGTGCTTCTTTTGCCAACTGTATCAAAGCAGTAACCTTCATAACGCGCTGGATGTGCGATGCGGTATTTGGATCAGCCTGTGGAACAAGCAAATAGTTATCAAGAGCAGCTATAAACTGCTGTTCATCCCATTTCTTTGCAGGACGCTTGTTGCGTTCCCAAAACGATGTTGGGTTCTCCCTAAAGCACTGTGCAAGAAGTTGAAACTCATCCGCCTGTGCTGAATGCATCCGCTTATGAACGCTGTTGAGAACCTTTTGCGCTTGTTCAATGATCGCAAGCGTTGTTCCAACAGGTGCATCTTGACGACCTTCTCCAACATTCATCTCGGCAGTACCACCAACACGTTGACCGTATTGGCTCATGTTTTCAGACAACTGCATCAGTGCGCCTGAAGGCTCTTTGTACGGCAAAGGCATGACAGCCTGTTGTATCGGCATACCTGACGTATCAATCTGTGCGCCGCCACCGGGAGGAACACGGAAAATGTTTGTGTTCTGCCGACCACTCGCCTTTGCATACAAGAAGCCGGGGAAATTTGCGTACATACCTGCGTCAAGAAGCTCACGCCATGTAGCTGTCAGGGCATTTGTCGTATTGCCAAGAATGTGAAGCAAACCAATACCGTAGAAACCTAGACCGGGGATAAAATCCCACTTTACAAATGTTGTCTTGGCTTCTGGAAGTTCTTCATCCTCATCGTAATTGCGGACAACGCTTAAAATCTTTTTGGAAGATACGTCAACCGTCACACGGTATGGGACTTCAAGACCTGAAGGCTCACCATCAATGGTATGCTCGTAGCCTTGGATATCAAGTTCACAGTAGCACTCATAAATCTCACGATCACGATCTTCAGAAGATTTTACATCTTGCTGAATGCCCTGCTGTGCGTTCTTTTCCTGTTGAATTGCATTAGGCGTCTTTGCAACAGCCTGACCAAGATCGCAATCACGATATGCGCCAATGATCTGCATCCGCTTTACAACGGACGGGCGCATCATAATCCTGTGCGTAATACGGCGAGCATTTCCAAGATCAGTAGCTTGATTGTTTACAATCAGATCATCCGCATCAACAGTTTCAGATACAGGACGATTTCTTAACGGACAGAAATAAACTTTCTTGAACGCTGATCCGCCAAAGCCAAGCATAAACAACATTTTGTCCGTATCTGGGTAATACTCTTTAGCCGTAACCGTCAGATAATGATTGAAATCTTTTTCTAAGTCTTCAGCTTGTTTGTCTTCTTCAGGTGAACCGTTTGTGTCGTCGTTCCTGATTTTAACAGGCCCGTCAGTAGGCAGTAACTCAGAACGCGCATTAGCTTGAAAACGCAGCACGGCTTCTAAAAGCAACGGATGCCTGATCTTGCTCATGCCTTCAATTGGTGCGCCGTCTGCGGAACCCTGTAGGCCCGGCAGTTCAATTTTGAGACCAAGAAGGCGCAATCCCTGCGCTCTGTCCTCAATCCAGTCCTTGCGGCTCTCTATGTCTTCTCCAATGCCTCGCAAAAGGTCTTCAGTAATCCTGCTGAGTTCCATCTCGCTCATATCGTCGGCAAGATTGTCAAACCAGTTTTCCGGCGTGTCTTTATCGTTGGATTTAATAGGACGCCCGTCCAATGACACGCTGATTGATCCATCATCGTGTTCAATCCGCAAAACATTACCGTTTTCATCGTATTGTAGGTTATCGCCCTCTGGATCAGAGTTTTCAACTACAACAACGTCCATTCCTTCAGTAGGAACGTCTTGGGGGGCGTCTTCTACGAGGCGGATATTAGGGACAAGTCCAGCCATGTGCTACATCCTTTTAATGGAAGCAACACTATACGAGAATTCAAGGAATCACGCAAACACATGGTTGGACTTACCCATCTTATGACGTTGCTGTTATTTTGTAAGCGTATCAACTGCCTTTTTAAACAAATTTTCTTTAAATGGTTCAAAAAAACACCATTCATTGAAATCATTTTGATAAAGGTTGGTGTTTACGTGCAAAACAGCTTTTTCAAGCATTTCAACGTAGTCTGCTAATTCTTCAGGATCAATATCTGTTGGCTTGTTTGTAGCCATGTCCCTTAGCAACTGTACATAATTAGGCATATCGTGATGGCCCCGTAGAAATTGTTGGTTTACGTGTAACCTTTTTACCTGACGGGCGCAATTCAAGGGTTCTTTTGATAGCATTGTCAATATGTGACCGTGAAATATGCAAAATTGAACTTAACTCTTCCAAGTTCTTGCGTATTGAGCGCGGTTCATCAACATTTGACACAATATTTTCTTCTAAATCCTTAATTACCCTGCAAATTTTGTAAATTGCTGACTTTACAGTGGCGTAATCAAGCTCACCAAGCACGGAAGCATTCATTAATGCCTTCTGGTACTCTTTTTCAAACAACAATCCCGATTCTGAATTGTTTGTTAATTCACCAGCGTACCGGACATATTCATTAATAGTTATTTCCATTTCTATGTAGAATTTGTCTTGCTTGTTCATTTTTCTTCACCAGATTTAAAATATCCACGGCGTTTAGTAACAATGTCCGGGAATTTTTCATCGCTTGTTTCCTGTAGATGATTAACTACAGCGGCAATGTCGCGTTCTATCTGATCAGGAACGCTAACAGTCCCTGACGCACCAAGTTCAGCGTAACCTGCAATGTCATCCCAATGATCACGGTAACTTGAATTGCCACACAAAATCCTAGCAATTTTGCTTGAAATCATACTTAACGATTCTAATTGAGAATCAGTCAACTTTTTTGCGTTAGGGCTTAATTCAATTAACTTTTTAATCCCCATTGAAATTTTTGCAACCTCGTGGAAATTGCCGTGTGTTTCATGTCGTCTGTCTAATAAATTGCTCATTTTGTTTCCTTGTTTAAGTTAGTGACGGCTTACAAAGTTTCACTGGTATGCAGTTGTTTGTCACGTATTAGGCCAGAACTTTGTCTTGTAGTGCCACAGCATCTCAGGTGCATGAGTAAACCCCTAAAATTGCCTCTCACTTGCCCGTTGCCGTCGCGGATGCAGGGGTGTTTCCCTTATACGTGACGTAAATATTCAATACCATTATTTACGCGAGATGAAAACCATTATTTTCAATAATAACTTGGCACACATATATTTCTCGCCCTAGTTTTAGATATGCCATACTTTGCAGCAAGTTCAGCAAACGTCATGCCATCACCACGGTCTTTTTTAATCTGATCATTGCGTTCTTGTTTTAGGTTCTTTGGTTCTTTCATTCTGAAGGCTCCTTACCTATCTCTACAAACACAGGTGTTGCAGGTCCAACCCATGCACCAACCACATTGTATTCCATAAACTCACAGGCATCGTGATAATCCATGCCATCACGCTTCATCAAGATTTCAACGCACTTGTCAAAATCATATACGGCAAGGTCTTGGTTGAATTGCCGCCCCATACCGATCAAGGCTTCTTCAAACCCGTCAGCTAATAATGCTTCATCAGACATTTGGTGGCTCCGGTAATGCCATCCAATGGCTTGGAAAACTTTTTTCATTTAAAGGATACAATTCACCTCCTTCAGCAATACTAAAACACGCTGCAAATTGTGATGTTGGGTTATGCCACACGCATATGTACCGTTGCCAACCAATCGTGTAGCCAAAGTATTTTGCTCCTAAAAAAGCTGTTCCATTTCTTGGTGCTGTTGATATTGGTTTCCAACATATAGGAACAGGAATAATTGGAATATCATGTTCTTTACGATATTTCTTAGCCATTGATTTTGCTGAAAGTTTTGAAACTTCTAATTCTTTGCCAATTGAACTCCAGTCCCATCCCGCCTGATGCAAAACGTAAGCTTTTTTCCACCGTCTCCTAGTTTCAATGCTACGTTCTTCTTTTGTTAGCTGAATTTCTTCACCGCTTTTAGTACTGGGCCATAGAACTTTATGTTCAAACAATACTTGTTTAAGTTCATTTAAACATCTTCTTCCAAAATTAGGTGATCTTAACATTTTTTCTTGCGATATTTTAAGAACGTCTCCAATTGTTTTAAGATTGTCATTCAAGAGACAATTGTGCAGTCTTGTGCTAAGTTCTAGGTCTTCAATTAAAATATCTTCCACATTCATCAGTAGTCTCCCTTATTTCTTGAGTTTCTAAGTTCTTTTTCAATTTCTCTTTTAACGGCATTGCGTTCTGCGCTCCAAAATACTTTCTTCCAGTCCTTCAGATGATCCCACCACTGCGGTGCTGATGTGAGAATGCCTTTCTTTTTTGTCGCCATTATTTTTTCTCCTTAGGAGTTATCATGATTCCAAGTAGTAGAGGCGAGATGCAAATTACTGCTGTTCCAATATAAAACAACAAATCCATCATTCCGAAACCATCCCGCATCGCCCGTAGGTCTTGCTTGTCTCTTTTTCCCAAATGTTAGGCCCAGTGCGCTCTTTCCCTATTATCTGAACTTGGTAAGTATGCCACCGCCATGCCATGCACTCATGCGAGACGCACTGACCGCTAACGTCATCAATGTCCGATGTTGCTTTTAACGGGCATATTTTTTTGAATGCCTCTTCCGGCGTAACATAATTTGGATTTCTTTCACTCATCACTCTTTCTCCTTTAACGCAGAAGATGCCCACCACCCGCAAATCATATGCGGGAAATCATTCTCGCGTTCTTTTTCCATTGCATATAAAGCGCATGGCTCGGTACATCTGTGAAGGCAATCGTATTTATCCAATGCGTAGCGCATACGATTAACTTCTGCCTCAAGTTTTAAAACCTCATCCTTGGCATAATCATAGTGCATCTGAAGGTCTGAGTTAGCTAACCGCAACCGTTCAATCTCATCCATTAAGTAGACGCCTTCACATTGTTCCATGCACATATTCAGCATGGTTTGTCCTTCACGTTTGGTTGATGGCATTCCAAACATCACTCTTTCTCCTTTAGTGCGGCCTTTGTGGCGGCCTCTGCTTCAGACCAATCAATAATCATCTGTGCGTGGTCATCATAATCAGATTTGCTATAGCGCAACCACATTCCTAATACTTCCCGCAACCGCTCAATCTCGTCAGCGGCTATCCCTTGAGTTGGATAATATGGAGCCATTATCCTAAGTTCTTCAACAATATCCATCACTCTTTCTCCTTCAGTGCGTCTTGTGCTATTTTCTGTGCTGACTGCATCTTAGCAATCCGGTGAAGCACTTTCTTTACTCGATTGGTTTCTTTAATAAACACGTCCATCAATTCAAATGCTAGTTGTTTGTCTTCCCGTAGCTTGATGATCTCGTCGGCTGCCTCGGCACACCACTCAGCTTCTTGACTCCAACTGATGTCAACGGTTCTCAATCTGTCTACAATGTCAGTCATCACTCAGTTCCCATCCAAGTTATCACCGCGATCATCACGACGGCGGTCATCAAACCCAAGTGCTGCACGAGCTAATACTTTTATAATTCCTTGAGCCGCTTCACTGTTGGGGATTTTTAAAATGTTCTCCAAAGTATCTCGCAGCCCTATAATTTCTTCAGCGGCCTTAACTGCAACTTCATCAACCAATCTCAATACTTTGTTGGAATTTTTTTCATCCGCCAACAAAAGCAATCGTTCAACAATATCCATCACTTAACCTCCTTCAATGCGGCACGGATAATTGTATGTTCTGTTTGTATCATTGAATTAAGAAGCGCAATCTCTTCCCGCAACCTTTGGTTCTCTGCTTTTAATGGATAGATTGTCTTGGACCAATTTTCATCAATCCCCTCGTTTGTTTCTTTTACATTATTAGCAAAGGTTTCCAACGCTTCCCGCAACCGCTCAATCTCATCCGCTGCCTCTGCCCACGGCCCCATAAAATTCAAAGTGCGTAATCTGCTGACAATGTCTTCCATAAACAACCTCCCAATTGAGGTGTTTACATACCATGCAATTAAACAGGGTACAATGGCAAATCGTTAGTGTTGCCCCTAAACAATTTACTGTCAGCCAACTCAGCAGTCCGTTCAGCACCACGCTGTATCATCCCGCTCTGACGCAACCATGAAAGAGCCTGTGTCGCCGTGTCATGCAAGTCATCATGCTTTGCCTTGGGAAACTGCGCAGACTGCGTAATAACCATATCGCACCAAACACGATCCACAGGTGCATGAATCAGTCCTTCACTAAACAAATGCTGGATCGCATACGTACGGCTGACCTTGTCGATCCCCTTGGGGTCAATCAATCTCACGCCAAATGTCTCAGCACCAAAGATGCGCCTGATCTCCTGCGCAACACTAATCCCAGATGCCTTGTTCTCAACCAACAACAGATCAACCTTGAGCTTCCTACACGTGTCCCCAATCTTGGTCACAAGCTCATGCAGTTCTAACCTCTGTTGCCATGCAAACATCAGCATCACTTTGGGAACGTCAGCCTCCACATTAGCCTTCTCAATGCGGCTCGTCACACTGGCATACGCACCGTTCCTCGACGCAACCGCTGTCGTCTCACCGCTGTCACGCCACACGCCCCATACCGTCATCGCGCTGAAGTCACCCTCATGCTCCTTGGCCCCGTAAGCCGTATCAACACTCGCAACGATAAACTCCATGTCGGGAAACTGCTCCGTCTCCCACGGCTC